AGAATCGCCCTCAACACTAGAGCCAGAGGCATCGACGTTCACAGTTACGTTAGCGCTGCCCATTGCGCTGTTCGGGACAATGTTGCCTTGAGCGCCTGGAACGAACAGCTCAGGCCCACGCTCTCCGACCAAATAAGGCCGGTTACCAGAAACTGAGCCGCCGAGAGCTTTGCCTCCGACATAGCCACGGCTAAACACTTCCATGGCAGGACCAAAAAAGTTTGTTTTTGTTTTGGCTAATGGCCCCATACCGCCGTCCCCTACAGTTCCGCCGGGAATCGCAAACATGCGGGCGATGCCGATCGCGATGTACTGGGCGATCATTTGCTTAGCTGCTTGGAACAGCATGTCCGCGATGCTTCTTAGGAAGTCAGCAAAGGCTTGCTCCGCTGTTTTCGTTCCATCGACAACAGCAACCATTCCATCGAGCAAGCCGCTGGTAAATGCGTCTGCAAATGGTTTGGCCGCTTCGAGCGCTTGGTTAAACCTAAGTTGAGACTGCTCGGCTGCGTCTAATTGAGGCAGCAGTTGATTGTAAAGGTCAAGCTGGTCCTGCAAGTTTTGACGCTGTTCTTCCGCCCTCATTGCCGCGTCTGCAGTAGACGGATTATCAATAGTTATTTGCTGTTCTTTTATTGCATTAGTCAGTCGGGTTGTGACATCTTCTTGCCTGCGAATTTGATCAATTCGTAAAGCAATTTGAGCATCTTGGGCGCTATCGCCTGTAGACCTAAAGTTTGCGTCTTGTATTTGGCGACCAACATCAGTTCCAATCGCAGCAAGCGCTTGTTTTTGCTTTTCTGCGGTTATAGCTTTTTCAACCTGTAAACTTCTTTGCCTAGAGCTAATTTGATTGCTTTCTAACTGTTTTTGCAAATCAAGTTTTTGTAATTGCAAATCCTTGACCCTTGCATCTTCTGTTGAAAGTTCTACGTTTTTCTTCAAAATGCGGAACTTTTTAAACAGCGAAGCGGCTTGCTGCTCAAGAGCCACTTCCTCTCCATGTGCTATTTGAGCAGACCGCAACGCAATCTCGTTGTTTGAAATAATTAGCGAATTAATTGTTTTTAAAGTTTGATTTTCTTTGTTTTCACGCCGCTGTAAATCGCGTTCTCGCTGTCTTGCCTCGCGTTCAGCTTTTGCAGCAGCGCGTTCTGCTTCCCTAACAGAGCGTTCGTCGGCGGCAGCTGTGCGCTCTGCTAAATCTGCCGTTTCTCTCCTAGCTCGTAATTCAATTTCTCTTTGTTTATTTTCTCCAATTTTTGCATCCAAGCTATCGTCTTGAATTTGGCGCGTAATTTCTGCTAAATCGTTGGCTTTTCTTAGATCAATTAACTCTTGCTCTGCAGCAAACGCACTTTCTTGATTTTTAGCCAGCTTTGCTTCAGCTAGCTCTAACTGAACCCGCGCCACCTCAACGGCTTCGCCCGATGTAGCCCTTTCTGCCGCAGTTTCTGGACTTACCTCAGGTACACCTTCTAAAGGGTCTCGTGTATTTAGGTATAAAGCTTCTTGGAAAAGCGATGCAATAGAAACCCCAAGTATTGTGAAAAATTTAGTTACTTGGTTGCCTAGATTATTTAAGTCCTGACCAGCTAAAACTGCAGCTTTAGCCAAATCATTGCCTATTTCATCGCTTAATTTCTGGAGCGCCACCTCTGCTGCCAGTGCCGTTTGCCCTGATTCTTCTAAGTTTTGAATCCTTCTAGCCGTCTCCGAATCTAAATCTCCTAGAAGCTCTTCTAACGCCTCGGTTGATCCACCCGTGCCGTCTAGCGCTCCCGCCAGTCCTACTAGCTTGCTAGCAAATTGATCTACTTGAGAACCTACGCCACTGCCTAAAATGGCATTGTCAAAGCCACCCGTTAAAGAGCCGATTACGCCACCGACAATTGATCCAGCGCCGCCACCAAACAGCAAAGGAAAACCGATAGAGGCACCAATTCCTCCTGGCCCGCCACTGCCACGCTTGCTTGGCTTACTGCTTGCATATTCCTGTGATTCTTTATTTATTTCCCTGCTTAAACGACCAGTTGTTTTAACTAACTTGTCATTTTGCGTTTGCAGTTTATTGTAAGAATTGACTGTTTCTTGCAGCTCTTTAGTAAGTTGACCATTTACTCGTAATTGGCGATCAACTTCACGTTGTACTTTTGACTGGAATCCACTTCCTCCCCCGGTACGAGCACCAACTCCTACGGCAGGCCCACTTACATCTACCCCACGGGTAAATGATTGACCGGACCTGCCAGGAGGCAAAAGCCCTCTAATTTGAATAGTTTCTCTCGTTAAGTCTTCTGACGCTTTTGCAGCTGCTTTACGGGCTGCGGTTTCACGCCTTAACGCAGCTGCTAACGCATTTTGTTCATCAATTATTGCAGCTGCTTGAGCAGATCTCTGAAACTCTCCTTTTGTGCCGCCTGCGGCTGGCAATGCTCTTTGCCCAGGAAACCCAGCGCCTGGCAGCGCTTTTTGACGAACATCTGCTACTGCACGAACAACTCGAAAAAACTCCGAAGCCTTGCGAGCATTTGCGTCATAAATTGATCCGAGTTGAGACGCAAGTGTTATTTGCTCAGCTATTGCTCTATTTTGTTCGTTGATTGCTCCAGCAAGCTGTCTTTGCTGAGCTAATGCGACTCTATTACTAGAACCTTGGGCGATGCGCTTAAATGTTTGTTCAAATTTTTCTATTTCTTTTACAACAGATCTAACGCCACCTTGTAACTTGTCAACGCCTTTTAATGCCTTGCGAATGTCTGCATTAAAAAGAATATCTACGTTGTAGTTAGCCACAGCGAAACACGTAGAGCCTTGCGCTCCAGTCTACCGCCCACCCATCGTTCGCGCCCCTTTGCCTGCCTTAGCGTTCTGGATCGCTTTCTCCTGCTGCTCGTTATGCAGCTCGAAGTAAGCAGCCCAGCCGACCAGCTCTTCTTGCGTCAAATCACGCGAAAGCTGAGCAACCGTCATGCCCAGCTCCTTTGCCAAGAAGAAAATAAAATACCAATCGTTACTTGCTTTTAAGGTCTGCCTTCGCTTCCTCCACCTTATGCTCCGTTCCAGAGTTCAGCATGGCAAGCTGAATCTCTTGGAGGACAGAGGCAGCTACAGCGTTTCTAAGCGCGGCCCGCTCACCATCTTGGAAGAGGCGTTTGCCATCCTCATCCAATGCTTTTTCAATCATCAGCCCTAAAGCAAAGTCATTGCTTTCGCCAGCATCAACTTTTTTCTGAATCGACTCGCGCTCATCAATAGTAAGCGGATGCCAAAACACCTCAAGCACCACTTCGTCTCCATCTTTTACCTCGTACTTGTAAAGCTGGCTGACGCCAAACTTGTTCCGAAGCAGTTCGGTGGCCCGCATAAATCAATGCCGTTTCGATCAATATACTACACGACTGCTGTAAATTGACAAGAAATGATCCCTAGAAAATGCGCCTTGTCCTCTAACTCAACAGGACTTGGCCCGGTAACGTCCATAACCCTTGGAGAAACGCTAAACGTATCTGTATAGCCAGTGGCGTTTACTGAAGTCAAACCATCAATAACAGATTCGCTAACTGCAGATAGCGCCGACGTTCCACCTGATTTTGGGACGTAGACATTGCACTGAATCACGCCGCTGTAATAGTCAGAGGCTGCTCCTTGGTTTTGCAGTGTTGAGCGGTTGAAGTTGACGCTCATGACAACGTATTTTTTAGTCTTACCAGGCGTCGTAAAACGAACGTTGTCATAAACCATTAGAACGGCTTTGTCCGCCGCTGCAACCGCGTCAGTTACAGCCTTTTCAAAAGCAGCGCGAGCGTTTACAAGAGTCATGGCTTAACCACCAAGTTTTTCATAGCCGACAGGTGCGACCATACGCTGGCCAGTCTGGGCAAAAATCCTGCCTGCTCTTTTTTCTTGAAATGTGCTATTTACCAAGTCTCGCATTTCCCCTTGCACAAACTGCGGAATATTCGACTTGGGAGAAGCAAATGCTTGCAAGGCATATACAGCAGTGTTTCCTACATAAACACTCGGTTGCTTTTTGTAGTTAAACTCAGGGATTGGATGACGCGGCTTAATTGTGCCTTGATTTGAACCTTGTTTGTATGTTGACCAAGGCTCAGTTTTTTCATCTTTTGCTTGTGGCCTTTGAGTAGATGCCTTCCAGCTAGACGCAAAAAATCCTGTGTCTACAGGGCTTGTGGTAGAAGACAAACCTTCAACAGTAAGGCCAATCAAAGCATTAAAATCTCTGTTGAGTTGCTGTTCAAGGTCAGTCACAATTTGTCCGATGCCGCGCTTTGCCATCAGAATCGCACCCTTACGATATAAAGATACTCTTGGCCGCCACGATAAGTTTCAATGTTCGTAATTTGAGCAGCTTCGTCTGAACCAGCAAATTTCAAAACAATCTCATCTTGCATATTGGGTTGATTGCCGCCAATCTGCTCAGGCGCAATATAAATGCGAGCCTGCCGCGTCTCTAAGCCTTCATCTTCTTCAGATCGTATAAATTCGACTGGGCATTTCAAATCAAAGTAAGGACGGTCAAACGTTGCAAACGAACCTTTGGCAACGTCGTACTTCCCGTCAAGCTTTCGCGTGTAATCAATAGTCGTATCAAGGCTGTCGCCAAGCTCTTGAACGATTGACTTGGCTGCAGCTCGAAAAGCTTTGTCTAACGCTCCAGGCATATCAACCCCTCACGGTACGGATTT